TATAATGATGACTTAACAATGGCATTGGGTATAGGTTTGTGGGTAAGAAATACTGCATTAAGATTAAAACAAGAAGGAATAGATTTGACAAAACAAATGTTGAATTCGGCACAAGTTTCTCAATATCAAAGTGTATATACAAACAATCACTTAAAGAAAAACCCATATGAAATGGATTTAGGTAAAGGTGAAAGTGAGAATTTACATTGGTTATTGGGATAATTATATATTTATACAATGAAACTATTATAATATGAAACTAATAAATTTAATACCATTGAAAGAAATGGAAAATCCTTGTTGGAAAGGATATCAAATGGTTGGAACTAAACAAAAAGATGGAAAAGAAGTTCCTAATTGTGTTCCTAACAATGAAGCAGCGGATTCTGCAGCAATTAATCAACCAGGAGGATTTGTAGGTGATGATGGTGATAATCATAATATTGATGAATATGATGTGGTTAATGAACATGATGTGGTTGATTTCGTTAAATTTATGAGAGAATATAATCAACAATTAAACGAAGCAACTTGTGAGTGTTTGTTAGAAGGTGAATATCAGGGTAGAGATGTTCCTTTGGGTAAACCGATGGCCGGTGATGTTAAAAAATTCAAAGTATATGTTAAGAACCCTGCAGGTAGAGTTGTTAAGGTAAACTTTGGTGACCCTAATATGAGAATTAAAAAGTCTAACCCAAAAAGAAGAAAATCTTTTAGAGCTAGACACAATTGTGCAAATCCAGGACCAAGAACAAAAGCAAGATACTGGAGTTGTAGAAAATGGTAAATTTGGTAATACCAAAAATTTTCCATATATTTAAAAAAATATTCTAATTAAAATGGCAGATAAATCAATATTTAGCAGGTTACAAAAATTATTTTCAACCAATACAATAGTTCGTAAAACGACTAAAGGTGTTAAAGTTGTTGATACAGATGAGTATCAATCAATGACAACAAACCTTGTAGACCGTTATATGAAATTGAGAATGGCATCTTATGGTGGCGGATTGGTTGAATCATCATTAGCATATCAACAAGTTAGAATTGATTTGTTTAGGGATTATGATTCAATGGATATGGACCCAATCATTGCATCTGCATTAGATATTTACGCAGATGAATGTACTCCAAAAAATGAACAAGGAAATGTATTAAAAATACATCACCCGGATGATAAAATAAAACAAATATTAGAAAATTTATTCTACGATATTATGAACGTAGAATTTACATTATGGCCATGGACTAGAAATTTGGTTAAGTATGGTGATTTGTTTTTACAATTGGAAATAGCAGAAGGATTGGGTATCGTAAACGTAATGCCATTATCTTCTTACGAAACAACAAGAGTAGAAGGTTTTGACCCTACAAATCCACAAAGAGTTAAATTCGTATATGCTCCATACCAAAACCCGTTGGGTGGTATGTCACAAACTCCAAAGAAAGAATTGGAGAACTATGAAGTAGCACACTTCCGTTTAAATTCAGACCCTAACTTCTTACCTTACGGAAAATCTATGATTGAGGGTGGTAGAAGAGTTTGGAAACAAATTATGTTGATGGAAGATGCTATGTTAATTCATAGAGTAATGAGAGCACCTGAAAAAAGAATTTTCAAAATCGATGTTGGTAATATACCACCAACCGAAGTTGACCAATACATGCAAAAAATTATACAATCATCTAAGAAAGTTCCTTTTGTAGATGAAAAAACAGGTGAGTATAATTTGAAATTTAATATGATGAACATGACCGAAGATTATTATATGCCGGTAAGAGGTAATGATAATGGTACTTCGATTGATACATTAAAAGGTTTGGAATATACAATGACAGAAGACCTTAACTATTTAAAAAATAAGTTAATGGCAGCATTGAAAATTCCAAAAGCATTTTTAGGTTATAGAGAAGATACAAATGGTAAAGCAACTTTGGCAGCAATGTATGTTAGATTTGCAAAAACTATTGAAAGAGTTCAAAGAGTTATTGTTTCCGAATTAACAAAAATTGCAATTATTCACTTATATGCTCAAGGTATAGATGATGAATCTTTAACTAATTTTAGTTTAGAATTAACAATTCCATCTAAAATTTATGAACAAGAGAAGGTTGAATTATATACCTCAAAAGTGGCATTGATTACTCAAATGCAACAAACTAAAATGTTCTCTAAAAAATGGATGTATGATTCTATTATGGGATTTGCACAAGATGAACAAGATGAACAAACTCTTGCAGTATTAGAAGATACTAAACAACAATTCCGTTTAACATCTATCGAAACGCAAGGTAATGACCCAGCAAAACCGACAGGACAAGAAGGAACTACAAATGTGGAAGAAGAAATTGATAGAATCAATAATGAATTAGAAGAAACAGGAAATGTAGGTAGACCGAAAGACTCTGTAAGATATGGAAAAGATGACCATCCAGAAGGAAGAGACCCATTAGGAATCAAAACGTTAAAGAGAAAAGAAGGTTCTCAACCATGGAAAGCCAGAAAAGACTCATATTTAGAAGTTTTTAAGGATATGCATGGTAATAAAAAAACGATTTTGACAGAAGATTTAACAAAAGAGTAATAAACGAATAGAAAAATATATTTATATCTGAATAATTGTCAATTTGATGAAAAAAATAAAACATTCGAAATTTAAAAATACGGGATTTATCTTTGAATTATTAGTTAGACAAGTGACGGCTGAAATCATGTCATCTAACAAATCCGTAGCAGAAACAATATTAAAAGAATATTTTAATTCTAAAAAAGAATTGTCTAAAGAATTAAAATTATATCAATATTTGATAAACGAAAAATATAATTCTGAAGCAAAAGCTGAAAAGTTTATCGATACTATTTTAGAAGCAAGAAAAAGATTGGATGAAAAGAAAATTGTGAAAGAAAAATACAATTTAATTAAATCTATTAAAGAAACTTATAATTTGGATGAATTTATTAAATCACCAATTTCTAATTATAAAGTTTTAGCATCTATTTATAAAATATTTGAAACCATTTCATCTAACGACCAATTTGACCCAACCGATATAGTTTCATCTAGATTTACTATTACGGAAAGTATTATTAACACATCTATTCAAAATAAAGACCAAAAGATTAAAGATGCTGTTATTGAAGAATACAAAAAGCAAGATGAAAATTTAAGAGCATTATCTTATAAATTTTTAGTAGAAAATTTCAATAAAAAATATAAAAATCTTAGTGATGAACAAAAATCTTTATTAAGAGAATATATTAACAATATCAATAATACAGGAAAACTAAGTGAATACGTTAGTAATGAAGTTTCCAATATTATGAGTAATTTAAAAGAAGTCGGTTCAAAGATAACAGATAAAATTACTAAAATTAAATTAGCAGAAACTATTTCAAACTTGAAAAAGATTAAATCTGTTAAAAAAATTAAAGAAGAACATTTATCAGCAATGATGATGACTTACGAATTATTAAACGAACTTAAAGATAAATCAAAATAAAATGGTAAATTATAGAATTTTTAACGCAAAAGAATTTACAGCAGGACAATCAGGTTCTTTAGATAGAGCTTGGGGTGTTATGAGAGGTTCAGCGGTTTGTTCTGGCTCCGTATATGTAGAGGGTGTTGTAGATGGTAATTATAGTGGTTCAGTTTCACAGACTACTAACTATTCAATTATTAAACTTGAGCATTTAGCAGTAGGACAACCAGTTCCTTGCTATGTTCAAAGTATAGTAGTAACATCAGGTAACGCATATCTATTAGCATAAAATTTAAACGGAGAATAAAATGCCAGCAGTAAGTAAAGCACAACAAAGATTTATGGGTATGGTTCATGCAACCCAAAAAGGTGATATGGAAGCACCTTCAAAAGAAGTAGAAAAAGCAGCAGATAGTATGAGTAAAAAATCAGCAAAAGATTTTGCATCAACTAAACATAAAGGATTACCTAACAAAAAAGATGAAGGTATGTGTATGGAATGTGGTGATAAGAAAACTGCAAAACAATATGCTCCTACAAAACATGATGGTGAACCTGATTATATTGCACAAATGAAAGAAATCATTCGTAATCTAGTTAGAGAAAGAATGATTGATGAAATGAATGTCACAGGAAATGTGGATGGATATCAAACTCCATATGCATTTGGTAAGAAAGGTAATGAAAAAGCAAAAGGTAAAAAGCAAGCATCTTTAACAGGATATAGTGTAGTTAATGAAGCAGAAAGTACAAAAGTTCCAAATATCAAATTATCTTCTATTGCACCAAAATTAAAAGTTGCAGGTAAAGTTGCTGATAAAAAAGTAGCTGATGTATCTGGAATGGAAGTTGCAACAGATAAACCACACAAAGAAGTTGAACCAAAAGTAAAACCTAATAAAGATATTGCAACTCAGGATGGAATGGAGATTGTAAAAGAAAATAGATGGTTAGAATTAAAAAGAGAAGTATCATCTCCACAACAAAAAATTAATAAAGGTATTTCTAATATCAACAAACAATTGGCAGAAGTTGAAAGATTTTTGAATTGGTATGGTAAGATTAAAAACGAAAGTGGTGTAACCAATGAACAATTCTGGAAAAGAACCAATTCTAATATTTATACAATAAAGGAAAGATTAATTAAATTAGAACAACAAATCAGAAAAATTTCAGAATAATGAATATCAATCAACTTAAAGAATTAGTTAAAGAAGTAATGTCCGAAGAACAAGATTATAAGGCATTATTTAAACATATGTTAGATAAAACTGGAAAATCATTAGCAGATATGTCTGACATGGATAAGAAGAAATTCTTCAATGCAGTAGATAAAGCATACAAAGCAAAATCCGAAGGAAAATTAACAGGTTTACCTGAAGAATTATTTGGTAATCAACATAAGTTAGATACCGATGGTGATGGTGAAATTGAAGCAAGTGATTTAGCAGCATTGAGAAATAAGAAAAAATAATGAATAAAGGTATATTAATAGAAACCCATTTGTTTGAGGCAAAGCTTCAAAAAGAAGAAAACGGAACTTACTTAGTTAAAGGTATTCTTCAAAGAGCTGGTGCACCAAACCAAAACAAAAGAAGATATCCAAAAGAAATCTTAATGAGAGAGGTTGAAAAATACCAACAACTTATTAAAGAAAGAAGAGCTTTGGGTGAATTAGACCATCCTGAATCACCAATCATTAACTTAAAAAACGTTTCTCACAATATTAGAGAAATATGGTGGGAAGGTGATGATGTAATGGGTGTAGTAGAAATCCTTTCAACCCCATCTGGTAATATCCTTAGAGAATTGTTAAAGAACAATATTCGTTTAGGTATTTCATCTAGAGGATTAGGTTCAGTAAAAGAAATGAATGATGGGACTGTTATGGTTCAATCTGATTTTGAATTGGTTGGATGGGATTTTGTTTCCAATCCATCTACATATGGTGCATTTATGTCACCAACTACAATGAACGAAAGTGTTGAGTTTAAACAACAAATTGAAGAATGTGGTAGATGGTGTAAAGCGCAAGATTTAATGAGAGAAATTTTAATTGAGTTAAACTGATAAATTATTATGTTTTTAAATGAATTAACCTGGTATCAATTTTCAAATTTACCAAACATAAGTAAACTACCTCAACACGAACAAGAGAGACAATATAGAATCTATATTAATGAGGTAACAATGCAAAGATTTGCAATGATACAGGAAGAACTTTCTAGAGCAGAAGCAATCGCAGTTGCCGCAGCAGCAAGTAGTGGTGGTGGTGGAGTTATTCAACAAGAAAGTGAACTACCTTCAAGTTGTATTCAATTCGTAAACAACACAACCGATGGAACTGATTGTCAATTCTGGATTAACACATCTGCACCAACTAACTACACAATA